TCAATCTTTTTTATACTTGTTTGGAGTGAATTTTTGTTTTGCTAATTGTTTTGCCATGCGCATAGAGTTTTCTAGAGAAATACGAATCATTTCTTTTGTGTGTTCGTCTATTGGTTCTCCGTCAAACATTAAAGCATCTTCGCTATTTTCTAAGTCCTTTAAAGTCTTTTCTAAGTCACGAGCGATATCACGAGTATCTTTTTTGTTTAAATCAGGAAGTGCATTAGACACTCTTGATTCATCTTCTCTTCCTAATAAATAATCTGTTGTTACTCCTAAAACATTCGCTAAATCTTTTAGCATTTCGTTTGAGGGAGTGCTATGACCATTCTCATAGTTACTAATGGTGCCTTTAGTGGTATTTACTTTATCGGCTAATTCTTGCTGAGTGAGTTTACGTGTTTTACGCGTTTCTTTTAGTCTTTGTCTCAACATTTTTAGCACCTCCCGTTAATAAAAAGTACAAAGATATTGTACCTTATATAGATTAATTGTAAAACTTTGTACAAGATAATTGTACAAATGTATTGACGTACAAGAATCTTATACTTATAATAAAAGTACAAAATACTTATACAAGGAGCGAGACAGTGATTAAAAATATCAAATTAATTAGAGCTAGGAAAAAAAGTAAATTAACCCAACAAGATCTTGCAAATAGAATGCAAGTTACAAAATCTACAATAAGTAATTGGGAAAATGGTTATAGTAATCCAAATCTTGAAAAGGCTATCAGATTAGCAACTATTCTTGATCGTGATATAAAGGATTTAATTTGAGGTACAAGAGTACAAGAATCTTATACTTGGTGATAGAAAGTAGGTGAGAAAATGCCATCAACTAACATGGCAGTACCAACAGAACCGTCGCATAAACATATAAAAAGCACTTCAAGAGGTGACACCATGAGCCAACAAGAAGAATATGCGGCGACTTATGAATTTGGAAAAACGAAAGTCCATGTTGTGGCTCCTGAGCCAAAATCACAAAAGGATATTGATAAAATCCGTCAAGCATATTACAAGGCTGGTTGGGCCATCATCAAAGAAATACAAGTAAAAGAAAATGTTGAGGAATAGTTCCTCTCTTTTTATAAGAAAAGTAGACAAGTTACATATGTACTAAGTTCATTGTAACCATTTGAAAACTAAATATGGAGGCGAACAGATATGGGAACAAGCATATACTGCAATTCAGCGATAGGGGAATTATTACAGAATGCTAGAGAATGTTGTGACAATGTTCAGCTGAAAACGAAGAAAGGGCTATCTAAGTACCTTGGTATTACACATGAACGATTAACCCGTATTGAATCTGGACTTTCTAAACCAGAATTTGAACTTGCGATGGATTGGTGCCATGCAACAGGAGCAAAGTTAAATCAACAAGCGATTAAACATATTTATGGTGTTGGATTACCGCCTACAGATCCACGCTTAACTCAAGATGTAAATCTACAATTGATGAATTACATTAAGCAGGCTGAAGAGGGAATTGCGGCAGCTAAAGAAATTATGAATCTACAAGTTACAACAAGGTCATGGAAGCATGATGAAAAGAAGAAACATGAATACGCAGTTCATGCAAAAGAAATCTTCGACACAATCCAAGCTACTCAATGTGTAGTACAAGCCCTTGAACAAGTTCATTTTGGCATTATGGAACAAATACAAAGAAGTTGGTTGCAAAAGGCCATGGCAGAGAACGTTATTATTCAATCGGTGGATAGCTTAATGAATTTAACAAAGATGCTGTAAAGGGGGAAGGAAAATGACAGTAGATTATAAGAAACCTAGTTTAAAAGAATATAAGGAATTAATTCGTTATGATGCAAAACTAGCTGGTGAAATTAAAATAGCAGAATTACTTAATGAGGATTCAAAAACAATTGAGTTAAAGCAAGAGAAGAAATTATTGGGGATTCGAATCAAGATTATCGAAGCGTCATTTATTTTGAAACATAAATGGGCAAATAAAAAAGCTACCGCCTAGACAACAGTAGCTCTAAAAAATATCGTAAAGCAATTATAACATTATATAAATCATTTGGACAAGCCACTGTGCTTGTCGTTATGACCAGAAAGGGATTTTTCCTCCCATACCTCTACAATGTTCCTTTCTGGTTGTAACGATGCGTACAGCATTAATTTAAATAGAAAGGAGATGTAATTCATGAACGATAAAAACAATCGTCTTCATGATCTAGTTCTTCCTGGAGATTTTTCATTTGCGAATAAACTTCGTAACTGTATGAGTGAATGTATTCATAACATGTTTAATGCAGAATCAACCGAAGAATCAAATCACTGGGAAGAAGAGCTGGAGCGATGTATAAGGGAATTTAAAATGCTTCGTGATACAAAAGAGGAACATGAGGCATCGATGAGCTATCGTGTAGTGATTAAAGATTTAAGAGCAAGAGGAGTTAACGCTTCACTGGTAACACGTAGAAAATAAAAAGATCTATCACTTGGCAGAGTGATAGACAAACGGTCTTGCAAAAGATCTTAGGATTAATTATATCAAATTAGCATTCGTATAACAACGGAGTGTGCTACATGCTATTAGACAAATCGTTACATAGAGTGTTGCTGAACCCTAAAGTGTTTCAACAAGCAACATCAGAGCAACACTTAATTTACTTAGTAAAACAATATCTCAAAATAGGATACAAGAATTATCGCTTATTACGTGTAGAGGACGGATTCGCGATATGTAAACGGGAGGATGAATAATATGGCAGTTTATAGACCAGTACATGTTTCATTTTGGCAGGATTCATTTGTTTTAGATCTTACACCGGAGGAGAAGTATTTCTACTTATATTTGATGACAAACAGTAAGACGTCTCAATCAGGAATCTATGAGCTTCCACTTCGTATCATTGAAACTGATACAGGATATAACCGTGAAACTGTTATGAAGCTATTAGAACGTTTTGCTGAGTATGGAAAAATTAATTACAACCAAAAAACAAAAGAGTTGTTCTTAATCAACTGGTTAAAATTCAATCCAATTAAAAATGTAAACATTGAAAAGTGTGTTTTAAAAGAGATTCAATCTGTGAAGGATCAGGATTTTTTAGTTGATTTCTATGAAACTTGTTTGCAATTAGAAAAAGAGCAAGATTTTAAAATTCCTCGTATTAAGGAGTATTTATCAGTCCGTTTGGAGGGGCTTATAAGGGGCTTCCAAGACCCTAACAAGGAAGAAGAAAAAGAAAAAGAAGAAGAAAAAGAAAAAGAAGAAGAAAAAGAACAACAACAAGAAGAACGCGCAAGCGCGGAAGAAGTTGTTGAGGTTAATCCAATTTCTTTTTACGAGCAAAACTTCGGATTCGTTACACCTTTTATCGCAGATGGTATTTATGCTTGGATCGATGATTTAAATGCAGAGTTAGTTATTAAGGCTATGGAGATTGCTTTAGAGAAGAATACGAGAAACATGTCTTACGTAAATACGATTTTAAGAGATTGGCATCTTAAAGGCTTTAAAACAGTAACTGATGTTGAGGCAGCTGATAAAGCATTTCGTGCTCAGCGATTAACGAAAGCTCAGCAACAGACACAAACACCTTATCAACAAAAAGGCTTATCGGAATCTACTAAAAACGTAATACAGCAGCAACAAGCATGGGAGCAGAACATTCCAACAGAAGAAGAACTTGCAGTACTTAACCAACAGAATGCGTGGTTGGCCAAATGAGTAACGATATGATTCGCAATGTTGAAGCTGAACAAAGTGTTTTAGGTAGCATAATCCAAGAAGGCGATTTAATTAAAGATTGTCAGCTAAAGGTAAAACAGTTTTCTTTACCAACGCACCAAGTGATTTTCAAAGCAATGAGAGAATTAGAGGATGCTGAGGTCCCGATAGATCTTGTTGCTCTCATTGGAAAATTCGATGAAAGCTTTATGCATCAAATTGGCGGAATCGAATTCTTTGTAAACCTGACAGAAGTTGTAACAACAACTAAGAACTTCTCGTATCACGAAGGTTTAGTAATTGAAGCTTGGAAAATGCGACACGCTCAAGAGGTTGCTGGTAACTTATATAACCGCCTTCAGCAAGAAAGAGATATGAGCGCTATTAGTACTTCGATTGATGAATTAAGCGCCATTGAGGAAACAGGTTATTCAGATGAATTTAACTTGAAAGATACGCTTGTTGATTTGTATAAGAACATGCAAATTGATGTAGGAGATTTAACTGGTATTCCTACTGGTTATGACGACTTGAACAGAATGACAGCAGGGTTACAAGAAGGTGATTTAATTATTGTCGGTGCCCGTCCTTCGATGGGGAAAACGGCATTTGTATTAAACGTCGCTTTTCATGCAGCAAGTGCTCATACAGCAACAGGAATCTTTTCACTAGAGATGGGAGAAGAGCAGCTACTAAAGAGAATGATCTCAAGTACTGGAAATATAGATGCTTCGAAATTAAAGAATCCTAAAAAGTTATGTAATTTAAAGGATTGGGAAAAGATTAGTCAAGCGATGGGATTAATTAATGATTTGCCATTAGAAATTTACGATAAAGCAAATGTCACGATGCAAGAGATTTATGCAAAGGCTAGGAAATTAAAGCGTAAGTACCCTGATAAAAAGGTTTTAATTGCAATTGATTATTTGCAGCTTATTGTAGGGGATCCGAAGCATAGAGGGAACCGCATGCAAGAAATAGGTGAGATTAGTCGTAAGTTAAAACTGATGGCAAGAGAGCTAAATGTATGTGTAGTTGCATTATCACAGTTAAGTCGTGCTGTAGAAAGTAGACAAGATAAGAGACCATTGCTATCAGATTTACGTGAGAATGGTCAAATTGAGCAAGATGCAGATTTAATAGCATTCTTATACCGTGAAGATTACTATGACCGCGAGACAGAAAATAAAAACATAACGGAAATTATTTTAGCGAAACAGAGAAATGGTCCAGTTGGTGTTGTTGAACTAGCATTCATTAAAGAGTTTAGTAAGTTTGTAAATTTAGAGAGAAAGTTCATCCATCAACAGGAGGCTTAATCATGTTGTTACGTCAGGAAGTAGAACGTAGAAAACTAATAATCATTCGTAAATTATTGGGGTTAGGATTAACTGAAATTAATGGACAAACATTAGATCAACTAACGTTAACGCAGCTTGAAGGAATTTTAATTGCAAGCTTGCAGGTATTGGAGGGGGAAAACAATGCCAAAGCAATTAACAATTTTTGACGTGGAGCCAGTTTTATCATTTGATCCTAAGAAAGCTCATATTCACCGTTTGAATTCAAGATTACGGTATGCAGATGTGGTTGTGCAAATACCACGTCAAGTCAAAGCAATCGATGAATTAAAACCAACGACAGCGCCTGATGAACGTTATGAGTTGTTTGAAGATTACACAATTGGGATTTGGCGTTATAAACGAGCGGAGGATAAAGAATTTGTATGGGAAGAAGCTGAACAAATGTGTAAGCGAGCAAGGGATGAAAAAAAGCCTATTCCAATACGGCTCTATTTGTCACTTGAACAATCATTTGTTCCAGAAAATGTTGTGCGATATTTGTAGACAAACAAAAAAAGCCGAGATTGCTCCCGACATAATTATTCGACAAAGTAATTATAACATATGGGAGTGATCTTGGTGGGAATTAGAAAAGAAAATCTTGCAGAAATGACAGCTGAAATAGATTTAAAAATAAACGGAATATATATTGTTAAAAATGGTCAGGTACAATTAATAGAACCACCCCAAGGTGGATTTGGTGAACAATCATTTGTATATCAAAGTGGAAAAGTAATTCGTATGGAAGAACGAAAAACACAGCTACTTTGATGAAATTTGGATTTTGTACGTATAAACGATTTAGATGATAGAAAAAAATTCATTTGTATGAAAAACTTGGGATTTTATGATAGTATCTATCTTGGTTGGGTCTTTATAATATTAAGTTTTAATAGAGAGGGATACTAATGAAAATAAAAAGGCTGAAAATAAAAGGATTATTTGAAAGAAATTATGATATAGATTTTTATGAGGATATTACATTGCTTTATGGAGTAAATGGCTGTGGAAAAACGACAATCCTTAATATATTATCAACGATTATTTCAGGAGAGTTGCATGACCTAAAGAATTATGATTTTAAAAGTTTAGAATTGCATGTTAGTGAGCACGGGGTAGAGAAGAGTGAGGACAAACTAATTATAAATGAAACTACGCATAATATTCCCTTATATCAAGTTTATTTTAAAGGAAAAGTGGCGCTGATTCCTAAAGGAGTAAATTTTGATGATGGAAGCTATAAAAAAAAGAGTGTTTCAAAAAATAAAAAATACATGGACAGAGAAGAATTCTTGGAAGGAACAGATGAGCATTTTGATAAATATTTCAATGAATTAGTATATGAAATTAAAAATGCTTTTTATCAATTGTATATTCCACTTACGAGAAACTCTGTATCAATTGATCAATTACAAGAGAGAAATATGATACTAAGGGGAAATGGATCAGGTAGCTATTCTGAAACCGCTACACATTTTGATAATTCAGTAAATAAGGCAGTCGAATTATTAAGAGAATATAAGATGAAGATAACTATGAAAGAAAATCGTATTTTCGAAAAATTAAAGGGACAAATTCTTAACTTGGCTTTATCCTCAAACGAGGTAGAAATTGATAATTTGGATTTGAAAGATATTTTTTATTTAAATAACGACTTATCCGAAATACCATCTATTTCAAATTTTAATATTCCGATCGAACAAAACTTAAGTGCATTAAAAGAAAAACTAGAGAGTTGTAGAGGGTCGTTTGAGATTGAGGAAAACAATCATATAAAAATTATAAATCCAATGGAATTCGCTAACTTTGTGGCTGCTATGTCACAATTAAAAAAGTTCTCACAAATTGCCAAAGCAATTAACGAAGCGAATAGCATTAGAGAGAAATCTTTATTACCAGTGAATAAATTAATTGCTACAATTAATGAATTTTTAGTAGATGGAGAAAAAGAAATACTTCTTGATTCGAGAGGTTTATTAAAGTTTAAAAGAAGAGGCTCCTCTAAGACAAGACCTATTAGTGTAATGTCTTCGGGAGAAAAACAAATAGTGATATTCTTTGTTTATATAATTATGGGGTTAGTCAATGAAAAAAGAACGGGTATATTTATAATAGATGAACCAGAATTATCCTTACATGTAGAATGGCAAAATAAATTTATTCCTAATCTTTTAGAAGTTGCTGGAGGGACACAACTAATTTTAGCGACACATTCACCAGAAATTATTGGAGATAGAACCGAGAAATGTGTAGAGGTTAGGGGAGTATTGTGATGTCCAAGATACCATCATTTAGCCAAAAAGCAAAAATCTCAAAAGCGATATTATACTCATCCTATAATGATGTAACTTTTTATGTTGAAGATGAAACTATGGAACATGCGTATGTAAGCATATTAAATCGTCTGTTTAATGATGAGGTAAAGATAACGAGGGTTTTTCCAGCAGGTGGGAAAAGAGGAGTTCTAGATGCTTTAGGTTTGTTTAGAAACGGCAAAATTCCTTCGATTCAAAATAAGTGTTTTTTTATTGTGGATAGAGATTTAGATCCTTTTGTAGATATTGATATGAAAGTTGATGAATTATTAATATATTTACAATGGTATTGTATAGAAAATTACTTTATAGAAGAATTAGCTGTTGCTGCTACTTTACAATGGAAATTAAATAAAGTACCAGAGAAGGCAAAAGAAGTAATTAATTTTGATGGTTGGTTTGACAGAGTTAAAAAGGATTTTTTTGATTTATTTGTAGCGTATGTATTGTGTCGTAAGTACGAATTGGGAGAAAATGCACATCAATCAGAATATAGATTCTTGGAGGATAAAGGATATTGTGTAGATAGGGAGAAATTTGAAGAATATCTAACGAAGTTAAAAGAGAAATTTTATGAAAAAGGTTTAGGGAATGAGGAAACATTTAATGAAGAGCTCATTCAAATTGCAAAGGATATTAGAGAAAAGACAACGGATGTCTATAACGAACTGATTTCTGGCAAGTACCTGTTTGCAAGCTTGGAAAAGTATTGTGCATCTATATGTGGGAAAAGGGTAGATAAAGAATTTTTATTAGGATCTTTAATAGAAAAGTTTCCAATTAGTCGATTGGAGTTTATAAAGGATAGAGTGCTAAAGGGAGTACCATCTGCATAAATGCAGCCCACTATAAGCGATAATTTTAGTACTTTTATAAAATCCTTAAATTCCTTTTCTTTCATTTTGTTCCCCCATTAATAAATTAATCAATTAGTGCTAATCGGTCTTATTTGTAAGCATTTGATAAGTAAAGTAAAAAATATCCCATAAAAAGTAATATTGTAGAATCTCAATATAGTTTGCAAGTTATTAAATAAACTCCTTTAAAAAGCTAAAAATAAATAAGAAAATGATATAATAATAACAATTAAATATTTAGTCCTACTGGAAGAACCAGCGGACACTGAACTACAAAGAGCATTAGGGATATTGCTCTGTAGTTTGGTGTCCGCTTTTTGTATTTTATTAAGAAAATAGACAAGGAGCGTTTATATATGAATCAATTAACTTTCTTATCTAAAATTGATCGCGGAGCAACACAGGAGAAATTAGAGAGCCTTCTAGAAGAAGTGCGCATTTATAAACAGTTCGGAATGGTTCGAGAAGAAATGAAAGTCACTCCTTCATATGAAGGGAGATATCATGGCCCTACAAATACAGTAGGAAATCCATTAGAAGATGTAGCTTTAGAAAATATAAAGCGTAGTGAACGTGAGCAATACCTTAAAAATATGTCATTCCGCATTGATCAGTTTCTAAGCCGTTTAGGTAATGGGCGTGCAGGAAAGATTCAGAGAGACATCATTAATAAGCGTTATTTAGAAGAAGAAGACATTTGTGATTATATGATTTATAACGAAATTGGAATGGCTGAACGCACTTATCGCCGTTGGAAGTCTAGAGCGTTTTATAATTTAGCTTTTGCTCTTAGATTAGAAGTATATGAGACAGAAGAGTGTAAAGGAGGGAACGAATAATGAATTTTGTCCAGCCTATTCGAGATCCAGAGCAAATACAACAAATCAAAGAATATTTGAAGGAAAACAGTAAACGTAATTATATTTTATTTGTAATGGGAATCAACACGGGTTTACGTATTAGTGACATTCTTAAATTGAGGATAGGTGATTTAAAAGGTAGTCATATTTCAATGAGAGAAAAAAAGACAGGAAAACAGAAACGTATTCAATTAACTCCAGCGTTAAAGAGAGAGCTACGTTGGTACATTGACAAAAGAGATGACAGTGAGTATGTAATTAAGAGCCGAGAAGGTACTAATAGACCAATCGGACGCAGTATGGCTTATAAGATACTTAGAAGCACAGCAGAGGAATTTGGCTTGAAGGAAATTGGAACTCATACATTACGTAAAACATTCGGGTACCATATGTACATGCAAACAAAGAATATCGCTTTATTGATGGAGATATTCAATCATTCATCAGAGAAAGTTACATTGAGATATATTGGAGTAAACCAAGATGCAATGGATAAAGCAATGAAACGATTTAAAATATAGCAGCATCTTTTTTATTTTTTGATTTTTATAATTCCCCACTTTTTATGCGTTGTGTAACTCAAAAGAGAAAGTCTTATGAAGCTATGAATATCAAGGATTTTAGCGACAGGGACAGTTACACAAAATATAAGATATGGGTAAGTGGTAGTATCAAGGAATTGAATGGTGTATATACATAAATATAAAATGTAAGGGGGAGGTAATGGTGATTCATGTTAAATGAAGAACTATTAGAAGTAATAATTAGATACAAAAGGAATACTGGAAAAAATCCTGATGTGTTAAAGCTAAATCCAACTTATTTTAGAAATATTTTAGAAGAATTGAATTATCCAAAGTGGATTATTAAAAAGAAAATGACAGAAATGAAAAAAAGTATATTTGGTGTACCAGTGGAATTAACAGATGCAGTGGAAAAATTTGAATTATGAAAAGGTTGGCAGAGTCGTGACCGCTTTTTGGCAGGAAATGTGTCGGTTATTTTGGAATTAACGTGTTATATTTGTATTGTGGGAAGTGGCGGGAAACACAACTCACTATGTTGTTTCTAAAATTCTAAACGGTTCGTAATGATGGCACATAAAATCCGAAACCAGCAGATGGTAACGATTGAATGATACCGTTATTAAGGAGAGCTTTTGCTCTTCTTCCAGTTACTTAATAGTATTTAGTGTGTAGATGTATAAAATATTATTAGGTGACTGGAAGAAGAATAAATCTTAAATTATCGTATATAAATTAATATAGGACAGTTATAAAGCATCCATTAGGATGCTTTTAATTATGTGATAAAAAGTTGGTAATTTAGTATAGGAGATGTTTGTTAAGGTAATCATGAGGAAAATAAATTATGGGGTGATTTAATATGAATGAAATTTATATTGATGATAAAGTAGAGGTTATTTCAAAGTTTAATCCAGACTTATATGGAAAAATTGGACAAGTAATGAAAACTAAATCAAGTCCTCATGGGACAGAGGCAAGAGTAATATTTAATGACGGATATGAAACATGGATTGGTTTTGAGGATTTATCTATTATTTCAGAAAAATAATACTTTCTAATATATAAATTTGATATAATATATTTGTGACAAATTTATATATTGGAGGTATGACTATTGGATTTTCGAGTATATCAAGTAATTTATCCAGATGATTTAACTCAACACGGTCAAGCGCTATACGAGTTTCTTGGCAGTATGGCAAAACAACCAGGGGAGCATAGGTTCGAATACTGCATCACAAATGATATTGATTATTCAAATGGTATAATCACATTTTGTTTGAGTGAAGAATATCAATCAAATATCAATTCAGTAGATGATGATAAGAATGCATATGTTCCAGAAGTATCACCGTATTTAAGTACATGTGTGGCATTAGATCTTCAAGAAAAACGCCTTTTAGTTCAACATAGGGACTATCCGCCTGATAATCTATCAAAGGATACTAATATGACACGATTATCATTAATGTTAAATCAAGCTTTTGACTCTGTGTGTAATGCTATATTTAACTATTTAGACACATCTCGAGAGGCTGATGATGAAGATTTCGCTCACATTTTCAGACATTATCGAGTTACAATGTTAAGAGTGAGATTAGCTGAAACAGGGAGGTATATCTCGGAAGATGCACAATTGTTTGAGAATGAGCTTACAGACGAACATTGGAAACGCGGATGGGCTGAAGATGGAAGTAGCATGCATGAGGTTATCCTTAAAGCGCCAGGCCGTGGTGGGGAAGGAGATTTAAGAGAATCTCCTATTGCTAAAAGTCTAATTAACTTAGTAAGAAAAGACGTCATGGAAATTAATTATTGGGATGATGATGGTGTTTCTGAGTCGTTATCTCGTGCTGATTTCAGAAGATTTAGTATAGCTGGAATTAATATTCATACGTTAGCTATTACTGCTATTCAAACCATTTCTAACGAAGTATACAATAGACGTGGTGAAGTTCGACGCTTTATTGCAACTAGAGAATTTGAGTAATAAAAAAGCATCCATTTGGGTGCTTTTTTTATTTTGAAGGAGGAAGGGCTTAATGAAATTTAATAGACAAGAACAAACAGTTGTCATCAATACATTCATCTCGATGTTAGGAAAAGATATTATGAATGAGTGTATCGATAAAAAGAAATTAGAAGGTGTTGTTCCAAACTTCAATGAGCTGGAAGATAACACAACGTCAAAGCAAAGAAGAAAAGCAATGGATGAGTTCTTAGTAACGGATGAATGATGAAAGAATATAAAACCAAAAAACAGAAGCGTAAGTTCTATGACAGTAGTGAGTGGAAGAGTATACGTGAACATGTAAAAAAGCGAGACTCTTATGAGTGTCAGGAATGTAAACGTAATGGTCGAGTACAAACAGACACGAATGAATACAGTGAGAGTGCAAAGCGTAAGAAGATACAGCTCGTTGTACATCATATAAAAGAACTCGAACATTATCCAGAGCTTGCATTAGAAATATATAATTTAGAAACAGTATGTGTGAATTGCCATAATAAAGAACACGGTAGAACATTCAAAAAGAAACCGAATAAATGGGAAAACGATGAAAAGTGGTAAAAATGATTCAGAAACAATCCCCCCCTTTAGAAATTTTATCAAAAAATGCTCTAAGGGGCACCGGAGGAGGGGGTTAACTGTCAGGTTTTTTTCGATTTTACGCACGTAAGGGGGGGGTGGGTAGATGGCTGTTAGTATTGTGAGGTTAAAAGAACAGCTTATGAATAGTATTGATATTACAGATTTAGTCGAAGTTGAAAAGGTAGAAAGGTATATTGATCTTGTAAAAGCATTTAGAAAAATAAATAAAACTATTAATAAAGAAGGCGAGTCCGTAACGATAAAAAACGGTTCTCAAGTTTTTGTTAAAGCCCACCCTCTTATAAGTGAGAGGAATAAAATTAACAGTTCATTAATTGCTTTGGGAAGAGATATAAAACTTTCTCCTAAAGTTGGTGCTTCTAATTCGGGTTACAGTCCAAGTGATTTAGTATGATTAGGCAAAAATATGTAGATGAATACATTGAACTTTATAGAAGTGGTAAAGTAAAGTTCAACAATGAAAGAGAACTGTTAATTGAATACCTGGAAAAATACGTTTTAAATAGAGACGACTTGTATTTTGATGATGAAATGATCGAGAAGTGTATCCGCTTTGGTGAAAAGTGGTACTTTCCATTACAGTCATTTCAAAAATTCTTAATAGCATTCGTCTTTTTATTTTATAAGAAAAATGGCCGTGTATTTTATCGTAAATTCTTGTGGATGCTTGGCCGTGGCGGCGGTAAAAATGGTTTAATGACAGTTATTCTTCACTTTTTAATAAGCGAATTACATGGCATTCCTGAATATAACATTTCCGTTGTTGCAAACAGTGAAGAGCAAGCAAAAACAAGCCCAGATGAAATTCATAAATGTATTAAAAGAAATGAAGTTTTACAAAGAGCTTTTAAAACAACATTAACACAAACCATTTCGAAATCGACTGGAAGTGTAGTGAAGTTTAGAACATCAAACGGAGACACAAAAGATGGTCTTCGCGATGGCGCTGTAATGTTTGATGAAGTCCATCAATATGAAAGCAATAAAGATGTCCGTGTTCACATCAGTGGTTTGGGAAAAAAGAAAAATCCGCGTGAGTTTTACATTGGTACAGATGGATATGTAAGAGATGGATTCTTAGATAAATTAAAAGAAAAGGCAATGAAAGTTTTAAAGGGTGAAGCCCGTCCGAATGCGCTGTTCCCGTTCATCTGTAAATTAAATGATGAAAAAGAAGTTGATGAAATCGATAATTGGGAAATGGCGAATCCAATGTTATCTCAGCCGTTAAGTGAGTATGCTGAAGGCTTACTTGAAACAATAAAAGAAGAGTATGAGGATTTAGAGGACGATCCAAGTAACCGAGAAGAGTTCATGACAAAGCGAATGAACTTACCTGTTACAAATTTAGAACGGTCCGTTGCAAAATGGTCAGAAATTCTTGCTACAAATCGTCCTTTTCCTGATTTATATGCTCAAGAATGCATAGGGGCGTTAGACTTTGCAAGTATTCGGGACTTTGCAGCATGTGGTCTTTTATTTAGACAAAATGGGGAATACATTTTTAAAACTCATTCCTTCGTACGAAAAGAATTTGTTGATATCTATTACGGATATTCTAAAAAAGCAGGCGAGTTCAAGAAACAAAAATTCGCTCCAATTAAAGAGTGGGAAGAGCAAGGATTACTAACAGTTGTTGATGAACCGACTATTAATCCTCAACACATTGTTGATTGGTTTGTAGAAATGCGAGAACAATATGGGATTAAAAAAATTATAGCGGATAACTTCCGTATGGAAGCAATAAGACCACTATTAGTAGCAGAAGGATTTGAAATAGAAGTTATACGAAACCCAAAAGCAATTCATAGTTTGTTAGCTCCACGTATTGAAATGGCATTTGCGAATAAACAAATTGTTTTTGATGATAATCCGCTAATGCGTTGGTATACACAAAATGTATTGGTTGTTATCAAAGCTGATGGAAATAAAATATATGAAAAGAAAGAGCCCGTTCGTAGAAAAACAGACGGGTTTCAGTGTTTTGTTCATGCTCTTTATCGGGCGGATGAGATACAAGAAGCTACTGATTTTGTTATAGGCAATATTAAATTCTAATAAAGGGGGTGATAACCATTGGATGGTTAGGTTCAGTATTTAAAAGAAATAAAGAACTAGAATTCATGTTGGATCTGGACATAATAACTGATACTGCAAACAGGCTTCATATGAAACGATTGGCAATTGATACATGCGTTTCATTTTTAGGAAGAACGATTAGTCAATCTGAATTTAGAATAAGAAATGGTAAAGCATTTAAGAAGAATGAGCTTTATTATCGATTAAACGTAAGACCAAACAAGAATATGACCGCAAGTACCTTTTGGGAACGGTTTGTTCGAAAACTTATTTATGATAATGAGTGTTTAGTTATACAAGCAGATGATGGTGATTTACTTATTGCAGATGGATTTCAACATAATGAGTACGCTGTGTTTGAAGATACTTTTACGGATGTAAGGGTAAAAGATTATACGTTTAAGAGAAGTTTTAAGCAAAGCGAAGTTATTCATTTGAAGTATCGAAATGATAAATTAACCCCACTTATTGATGGATTATTTGCAGATTATGGGGATTTGTTCGGCAGAATATTAAACTCTCAAAAACGTAAAAATCAAGTTCGTGGAACAGTTGATATGGATATGATTGGTGCTAAAACTGAGGAACAAATAGCAAAGTTACAAGAGTTTATAGACAACATGTATAAGTCAATTGGTTCAAAAGATATAGCTATTGTTCCACAGCAAAAAGGTATTAATTATAACGAGATATACAATGGTGTTGCAAATGGCCCAAGTGTGGAAGAAATCAATAAGGTAACAAATGGTTTCTTAAATCAAGTAGCTATGGCAATCGGTATTCCTATAGCTTTGATATATGGAGAAATGGCTGATGTAGAAAAGCAAACGAAAAATTATATGCTTTTCACAGTACGACCATTATTAAAAAAACTATCTGATGAAGCGAACGTTAAATTCTTTGAAATGAGTGAATATCTTTTGGGACAAAAAATTGAGGTTAAAGCTGTTTCCTACCAAAGTATATTTGATCTTGCGACAAGTATTGATAAGCTCATTTCTTCAAGTGCATTTACAGGAAATGAAATTCGTTCAGAAGTAGATTATGAAGAGTCAGATGATCCAAACCTAAATGTCCATCATATTACGAAGAACTATACAAAATTAAATGAATCTGAAGGGGGTGAGAAATGATGGAACATGTGAATATGAGTAAGCTTTTGAATTTAAAACGAGACATTCGTTTTGAAGCTAAAGGTGAAAATGAATACAAATTAACTGTTTATGGATCAATTGGTGGGTGGTTTAGTGAAAATAATGCTGAAGCAGTAAGAAGAAAAATTCAAGATGTTAAAGCAGAAAAAATTCACGTTCATATTAATTCGGGTGGAGGTTCCGCATTCGATGGTGTAGCAATTTGTAATCAATTAAAGCAGCATAGTGCAGAAATTATAGTTCATATTGATGGTTGGGCAGCTAGTGCCGCATCTGTAATTGCAATGGCAGGAGACAGAATTATTATGCCTAGTAATACTATGATGATGATTCACCAAGCAAGTACCTTTGAATATGGAAACGCAGATCTTTTTGAAAAAACAGCAAGAGATTTACGAAAGATTGATTCAGCTTTAGCAGGATCTTATAAGAAACGTTTTGTTGGAACAGATGAAGAATTAAAACAACTTTTAAAAGATGAAACTTGGCTAACAGCAGAGGAAGCAGTAGCTCTTGGTTTAGCTGATGAAATTGCAGATGAAATTGAAATTGATGATACGCAAGAGGATGAAGAGGAGGAAGTTGTAGAAAATTTAAAAGAAAGTTTAGTAGCTAAGTATACGAAACAACAAAATAATCAAAATCCAAAAGAGCTTATTCAAGAGCCTGTTCATACAAAACAGAATTTGAGTACGCTCTTTTTAACATTAGGAGGAAAATAAAATATGGTTATCAAGTTTAATAATTTTGAAGAAAAGAAACTAGCATTTGCAAAAGCTACACAGGAAGGTACAGCAGAAGAGCAATCAGTAGCATTGAACTCCATGATTGAAGCACTTGCTACAGATGTAAGAACAGATATTTTAAATCAAGTGAATGAATCAATGGTAGATCGTTCTATTATGCAATCTCGCGGTGCTAATGTATTAACAAGTGAAGAAATGAAGTTCTTTAATGCAGTTGTGGAAGAAGGCGGCTTTAAGTCTACTGAAACTTTACCTAAGACAACCCAAGAACGTATTTTTGATGATTTAGTTGAAGATCATCCTTTCCTAAAACATATCGGTCTTGAAAATCTGGGTGCAGTAACAGAATTTATTTATGGAGATCCAGAAGGCGCAGCGGTATGGGGACCATTATTTGATGGTATTAAAGGTCAATTAAATGCTACATTCCGTAAAGATAGCATTTCCCAACTTAAATTGACGGCATTTATTCCATTAGCAAATGACATGTTGAAACTTGGGCCTGTATGGGTAGAACGTTATGTTCGTACAATGATTACAGAAGCGATGAAAGTAGGTTTAGAACGTGGATTTGTAGCTGGTACAGGTAAAAATGAACCTATTGGGTTATTAAAAGATCCAAGTGGAAGTGTTGTGAATGGAGTATATCCAGATAAAAAGCCAGTAGGCACTTTAACGTTCGAGCCAGGCCGCAAAACAATCAATGAATTAAAAGGTGTTGTTAAACTACTAGCTAAAAAGTTAAATGCTGATGGTTCAGACGCAGATCGACCAAAAAATATTGCTGGTAAAGTAGTTATGGTAACTAATCCGTTTGATACTTTTGATATTCAAGCAAACGCGACAATTCAAAATGCGGCTGGAGTATATGTAACTAGTTTGCCATTTAATCCAATTCTTACAGAGTCAGTGTTTGTACCTCAAGGAAAAGTATTATTCTTTGTTAAAGGTCAATATGTTGCAGCAATGGGTGGAACAGAGCCAATCAAGAAGTATGAAGAAACATTAGCTTTAGAAGATGCAACTGTTTATATTGCTAAACAATATGCTACAGGTAAACCGAAGGATAAATACACTTCACAAGTTTACACATTAAAGCTTGAAGAAGTAACACCACCGACTGAAGGGTGATGTAAATGGAAACAGTAATTTCAGACGAAATAATACAGCAGTTCAAAGATAGGATGCACTTGGGTGATGATGAAGATGATAACCTAAAGCGCATCCTTTTTGCATCCAATGAAGCTTTATTAAAAGTATGTGGATTGTATGACATAAACAAAGATGAGACGTTCAAAGAATTAGTTTTTGAACGTTCTCGTTATGCTTATAATGATGCACTTGAGTATTTTACTAAAAACTTTTTAACCGAAATTAATAGTTTTGGTATTGCAAAAGCATTAGAAGAAATCAAATTGGACGGTGAGTAATATGCGTCCTTTTCAGTATAAAAAACCACTGAATACAGGTGACTTTAGAAATCGAATTTGTATTGAACAACCTAAAATAATAAAAGATGAATTGAATCAAGCAATTGAAACAGGTAATTGGGAAGAAGTTAAAAGTGCATGGGCAATGATAAAAACGGTGAAAGGGTCTGAGTATATTGAAGCTTCAGCTTCACAGTCTACACGAATTTATCGGTTTGTAATTCCTTATACAACAGGTATTACAGAATTAATGCGAATTAATATGAAGAATCGTATCTTTGACATTATCGAACCGCCAATGAATGATGATGAAATGTATCAAACATTGACTATTATCGCAAAGGAGCATGTTTAATATGAGTAATTTTGCGAGTGATCTTGCAAGAGAATTGCAAAGGTATGCAAATGTTGTGGAAGAAGAATTAACAAATGCACAAGAAGATGTAGCTGATATTGCTGTAAACAAGTTAAGACAAAATAGTCCTAAAAAAACAGGTGGTTATCGTAAAGGGTGGCGTAAGAAAAAAGTAGATAAAGCCGTTGTTATCCATAATACAAAAGGGCAATTAACGCATCTTTTAGAAAATGGCCATGCGAAAGCTAGTGGTGGCCGAGTACCGGAGAAAGTGCATATTCGTCCCGTTGAAGAGTATGTAATTGATGAATTGCCAAAACGTATTGAAAGGGCAATTGAATCATGACATTAACATTAGGAGAATTTATAAAAATTCTTGAAGCTACAGGCTATCCTGTGGCTTATTCGCATTTCATAGCAACACCAGGTAATCCAGTTCCGGCGCCACCGTATATCTGTTTTCTTGTGGATGGGTCAGCAAATTTAATGGCTGATAACAAGGTGTATCACAAGATAAATGATGTAAATATAGAGCTTTATACAACTAAGAAAGATGTAGTTGCGGAAGCCAAGATAGAACAAGTTCTAGATGATCACGAGATTCCTTATGACTCGTATGGGACTTTTATTGAATCAGAAAATATGTATCAAAAATTTTATGAAACGAGGTTGATATAAATGAATGAAAATAAAGTAGCATTTGGTTTAAAAAATGTCCATTATGCGCTTTTCGATATTAAAGATGGTGTAGTTACATTTAATACACCAATTCCATTACCTGGTGCGGTTGAATTAACGTTTGATCCACGAGGGGATTTAATTGAATTCTACGCTGATGACATGCTTTATTACGCTGCAAGTAATAACCAAGGGTATGATGGAACGCTTTCTATTGCGACTATTCCGGAACAATTTGCAATTGATGCACTAGGAGAGGAATTAGACGAAGAAGATGGTGTGTTAAATGAGTTAGCGGATGCTAAAGGAAAATCATTTGCATTATTATTTGAATTTGATGGCGATGTACGAGCAACTCGACATGTTATGTTTAACTGTTCTGCAAGTCGTCCAACACTTGCATCTAAAACGAAAACAAATTCAGCGGAGCCAAATACAAATGAACTTAAATTTGTATCCAGCCCTATTGATATTAATGGAAAACGTATGGTTAAAACGAAAACTACTACTAAATCAAAAACAGATATTTATAATAATTGGTACAAAAAAGTGTATACAAAAGTACCTGCATTACCAAAAGGAGCGTAAGTAGATGGAAAAGACAATTACAATAGACGGAAAACAGGTCAAATTAAAAGCTAATGCAGCATCAGCCAAGCGATATAAGGCGCAATTTAGACGGGATTTATTTGCCGATATGTTTAAATTAGGAGCTATAGGTACATTCGCTTCGCAAGATGCAACAGAAGGCACTATTGATTTTTCTAACTTAGATTTCGATAAAGTAGATTTTGAAGTTTGTTACGATTTAGTTTGGTTATACGCTAAAACAGCTGATCCTGAAATTCCAGACCCGATGACTTGGTTAGAAGGGTTTGATGAGTTTCCTATTTACGATATAATGCCGGAAATTAATGAGATGGTTCAAAAAACAATGGGAGCAAAAAAAAAGTAAAGAAAATTAATGAAGAGCAAGGGACTTTCAGTGATGAAGAATTAAGCACTGAATTGTTCCTTGCTCTTTGCTATGAAGCAAAGCTTACATATTGGGACTTAGAAGTGATGACGATTGGTGATTGTTTTGATTATATCGCTGAGTATGCTGAAATGAAAAATCCAGGAAAAGAAAAAGTTCGAAAAGCAACTCAAGAAGACTTTAATGCTTTCTAAGAAAAAGGGGTGAGATAATGGCAGGAGGGAAAATTAAAGGAATTACGATTGAAATTGGAGGGAATACGCAGCCGTTACAAAATGCCTTAAAAGACGTGAATAAGCAAAGTGATTCTTTGACTAAAGAGTTAAAAGATGTTGAACGTTTATTAAAGTTTGATCCCAGTAACGTTGAGGCACTTGCTCAAAAGCAACAGTTGCTTACACAACAAATTGAAAAAACTACACAAAAGCTCGATAAATTAAAAGAAGCGGAGCAACAGGTTCAAGAGCAATTTCAAAATGGGAAAATCTCAGAAGAGCAGTATCGCGCATTTAGGCGTGAAATTGAATTTACACAAGGGTCACTTGATGGTCTGAAAAACAAGCTCGGTAATATGAAAGCCGAACAAGAAAATGTGGCAAGTTCAACACGACAATTAGAAACTTTATTTAGTGCTACAGGAAAAAGTGTTGATGATTTTGCGAGCGCATTAGGTAATCGTCTTGTAAATGCAATTAAAAGTGGATCGGCTACAAGTCGACAGTTAGAACAAGCAATTGGTCTTATTGGTCGTGAAGCTTTAGGAACTGAAGCTGATATTGAAAAATTACAACGTGCCCTCCGATCTGTGAATGCCGGAAACTCTATTCAACAAGTACAAAATGAGTTAAGAGACTTACAACAAGAAGCTGGCAGAACCGAGAAGAAGTTTGAAGGTCTAAAAGTAGGATTAGAGAATGTTATCGGTGGATTAGCAGCTGGTGGTGGAATTGCGACAGCTGTTGAAAAAGCACTTGATATTTCAAAATTGAAAACCAAAATTGATATATCTTTTGATGTCCCTGAATCCTCGAAAAAATCAGTAGAAGAAGCAATAAGAGGGGTAACAGCTTATGGAGTGGATGCTGAAGAATCACTTGCTGGTGTACGTAGGCAATGGGCTTTAAATAAAGATATTAGTGATGAAGCGAATGCATCTATCGTTAAAGGTGCAGCAACAATCGCGCAATCCTATGAAGGTATAGATTTTACAGAGTTGATTCAAGAAACCTATGAAATAGGAAATGAATTAGGAATAACGCAAGATAGTGCTCTTGGCATGGTTGATGCTTTGTTAAAAATGGGATTTCCGCCAGAACAGTTAGACATCATTGCTGAATATGGTAGCCAGCTAACCCGTGCAGGCTTTAAAGCTGAGGAAGTCCAAGCGATTATGGAAGCTGGTGTTGAAACTGGTAGTTGGAATATTGATAATCTTTTAGACGGACTGAAAGAAGGGAGGATTCAATTAACTGAATTCGCACAAGGAGCTGATAAGGCTTTAAAAGAAGCGCTTGAAGGTTCTGGTATTGCGACTGAACAAATAGAAAAATGGGGAGCATCTGTCGCTAAAGGCGGAAGAGATGGCGCAGCAGCGATGGTAGAAGTAGCTAAAGCTATTGACGGAATAGAAGACCCAGTTAAGAAAAATCAGGTTGGGGTCAAAGTTCTAGCCACTATGTTTGAAGATCAAGGTCAAAATTTAACAAACACTTTAATTGAAGCTTCTAAGAAAACAAAAGATCTTCAACAAAACCAAGACAACTTAAATGAATCTGTTAAAAAATTAGATGCAAATCCAACAGTAAAGTTCCAAAAAGCGATGGGCGATTTACAAATGGCTCTTGAACCTATACTAGGAGTAATTGCTGATGTTGTTGCTAGTATTGCTGATTGGATTTCTAATAATCCAGAATTAGCAGCGACCTTAGCAGCAGTTGCAACGGCTATTGGGGTAATTTCAGGGGCACTTATGGCAATTGCACCAATAGTTATGGCGGTCATGGGTGTATTTGAAATCGGAGCCGCCGCCGCACTAGGCATAGTTGCAATAGTTCCTATTATCATAGCGGCTATAGTTGCTCTAGGAGTGGCTATTTATAAAAACTGGGATGATATTAAAAATTGGACAATAGAAGCATGGGATTCTATTAAAGAGTACTTAGTAGAGCTTTGGGACGGGATATCCCAGTCCTGTAGTGAAGCATGGTCTTCATTTTTAGAAGCAATGCATGAATTTTTTGATCCGATAGGTCAATTTTTTAGTGATTTATGGGAGGGTGTGAAGCAGGCGTGTAGCGATGCATGGAATTCTACTGTTGAATTCTTTTCTGAAGCATGGTCTTCTTTCATAGAAATGATGCATAGTTTCTTTGATCCGATAGGTGAATTCTTTAGTAGTTTATGGTCTGGGATTGTTGAAACTGCTTCCTCTTGGTGGTCCTCTTTAGTTGAAACAGCATCTGAAATGTGGGGAACATTAACGCAAGCATGGCAAGAAACATGGGATACAATTCTTACTGTTTTAGATCCAATTATTTCGGCAGTTTCTACCGTTTTAGAAGCTGGTTGGTTGTTAATACAGGCAGGTGCACAAATTGCATGGGCGGCAATCTGTCAATATATTATTCAACCGATTCAGGAAGCTTACGACTGGGTAAGTACACAAATCGGTGAAATGGTCACTTGGCTTGGTACACAATGGGAAATTGCAAAAGCAATGGCGCAAATTGCTTGGGGACTATTTAAGCAATATATTATTCAACCTGTTCTAGATACATGGAACTTAGTAAAAGAAAAGTTCAGTGATTTAGTTTCTTGGCTAAATTCACAATGGGAGACAGTTAAATCATATACATCAGCAGCATGGGGTTTATTTAAACAATATATTATAAAACCTGTACAAGATACTTGGAATTTAGTAAAAGAAAAGTTTAGTGATTTATCCAATTGGATGTTAGGAATTTGGGCGAAAATAAAAGGGTATACACTTGAAGCATGGAAGATGGTTTACACATACATCGTTGAACCAGTTATTTCAGCTTATAATTCTGCAAAAGAGAAATTCAATGATATGTACAACACAGCACGGGAAAAATTTGATTCTGTTAAGAATGCAGCTCAAGAAAAATTTGAAGCGGCAAAACATTTCATTATAGATCCAATTAAAGATGCAGTTGACAGTATAGAAAAATTCATTGGAAAGATTAAAGGATTCTTTAGTGACTTGAAGTTGAAAATTCCAAAACCAGAAATGCCGCCTCTTCCACACTTCAGCTTACAAACTAGTACGAAAAACATTTTAGGAAAAGATATTACATTTCCGTCCGGCCTCAATATAGATTGGCGTGCAAAAGGTGGTATCTTCACTAAACCGACTATCTTTGGAATGAATGGCGGAAACTTGCAAGGTGCAGGAGAAGCCGGAAAAGAAGCGGTTTTACCATTGAATAAAAAGACACTTGGAGATATTGGTGCAGGAATTGTAGCAGCCATGCCACGACAACAATTTGTTATGCCGGGAGAAATAAATCAATTAATGGGTGATATGAGCCGTATGATGGCTAGTTCTGTGAGTCAATTATCAGGATTAAAGAGTGTCATGAGTGGTGTGTATGGAAGCATGTCAAATAGTAGACAAGCTATGGCAAGCAGCGTATCAAATCAAGTGATTAATTACGGATCTGGTTCATCTTCTAGTGGTGGAGTAATTCCAATGCTTGGTGGAGATTTAGTTGTTGAAGTTCCAGTTATTTTAGAGGGAAGAGATGTGGCACGTGGTACTTATCGATATACAACCGAGTATCAAGATAGAGAAGAAAAAAGAAACTCAGCCTTTTAGGTTTGGGTTTCTTTTATTTTAGAGAGAAGTGGGGTGACGGTATGAGTTCTTTTACATTTAACAATATACGTAAGGATTTTATTCAAATCGAAAAAGGATGGAAAAGACCAGCTTGGGCGCCATTAAAACGAAAATTTCTAAGTGTTCCAGGTTATCCAGGTGCAAGATTATTAACGATAGAAACTGAAATGCGAGTTTTACCTGTTCCGGTCGGAATTATTGTTCCTGATGGATCTGACCTAGAAACATTAAAAGAAGAAATAGCAGAGTGGTTAATTACAGAAAAACCTGTTGAATTAGTCTTTGATGTAACACCTGATAGGACATACCTGGCGGTTATTGATGAAGATTTTGATCCTGAGGATTTTATTACTTTAGGTAAAGGTACTTTGAATTTTGTTTGTCCAATGCCATATAAGTTAGGGCCTACTAAAACATTAGAATTTGAAATGGATGGGCGTGGGTTAATAGCAAATGTTCAAAATAAAGGAAGTGTAGAATCCAATCCAATTATAGAGGTTGAAGTGACAAAACCTTCTACATTTCTTGATGTATGGAATGGAACGAATTATTTTCGCATTGGATATCCATTAAAAGCAGACCAAGTTCCAGTTGAAAGAAATCAACGTGTGTTATGGGACGAGATGGGAACAACCATAGGATGGACGGATGTACCTAAAACTGAGGACATGACTGGTGGAGGAAAGTTTAAATCAGATGGATACCGTTTTATGGCCGAGTATCTAGGTGAACCTACAGTAAAAGGATGGCATGGTTGCATAGCCAAAAAGAATATTCCACAAGGACCATTACAGGATTTTATCATGCAAGCTTATGTACACATTAATAGTTATCATTGGGATCAAATGGGGCGTGTGGAAATCGGTCTCCTTGATGAAAATAGCGATTATGTAGCCCGTATATCTATGTCAGATGTTCAGTGGGAAGCGGAGCAAAACAGTGGATTTGCTAGTGTGGGGAACAGTAAGAAACCTGGTGGGCAAGTTTTAATTAATGAACACGGAGATCATCCAGATACTTGGACTAATTTTAGAGGGCGATTATGGCTCGCTAGGACAGGTAATAGATGGGAAGCGTATATTTCTAAGTTTATATTAGGTACTGAAATCGATGATGCTGAAAGGTTCGTTGTCTGGTTTGATGAAAATAACGTGAATATGAATAAAGTCACTCAAGTACAAATCAGCATTTCTCAGTTCTCTAACAACATGTTTTGTTCGCAAATGTCTATTGACGATTTGAAAATTTGGAAGGTTAACATGAATACACAAAATAACCCTCCTTATATCTTTGATGTTGGTGACAAAGTAGTTATTGATACTGAGCGAAGTCTTGTAACGATAAATGGTAAAAGTGCTATTAATCTAAAAGATATATTTAGTGACTTTCCTGTTATTCATAAGGGTTCGAATAAACTAGAAATCATGCCTTCAACTGTCGGAACAGCCAAAGTAACGTATAGGGAGCGATTTAGATGAGGACACCAAGTGGAATCTTACATGTTGTTGATTTTAAAACGAGTCAAATTGTTTCCAATATACAACCAAAAGATTATTGGGACGATAAACGACATTGGGAAATAAAAAATAACATTGATACATTAGAGTTTAAAGTGTTTGATAATACAGATCATGCAGTTACACTCATGCAGCAAAATTTAGTTTTAAAAGAAGTTCGTGATGGTCGCATTGTTCCATATGTAATTACTGAAGCTGAAAAAGATTCAGATGATAGATCAGTCATTGCTTATGCATCTGGTGAATGGATTCAACTCGCGAAAGCTGGCATTATCAATCCGCAGAAGATTGTAGGTAAAACAGTCAATGAGTTTATCGATATAGCTCTTGTGGGTACGAAGTGGAAAAGAGGAAAAACAGAATACGCTGGCTTCCACACTATGACGATTGATGAGTTCATAGATCCACTGAAATTTTTAAAAGACATTGCTTCCTTATTCGATTTAGAAATTCAATATCGCGCGGAAGTTGTAGGGTCTCAAATTGTTGGTCGTTATGTAGATATGGTGAAAAAACGAGGACGTGATACAGGCAAAGAAGTAACTCTTGGTAAAGATTTGATGGGTATCAAACGAATTGAGAATTCCCAAAACATCTGTACAGCCCTATTAGGATTCGTAAAAAAAGAAGGTGGAGACTTTATAACCATCTCTAGTATTAATAATGGAATTCCTTATCTTGTAGACAATGATGCATTCCAGCGATGGAATGAACGAGGACAACATAAATTCGGATTCTATACACCGGAGACAGAGCAAGATATAACACCACAACGTTTAATGACTCTTATGAAAACAGAGATAAAGAAACGCGTTAATTCATCTGTTTCTTATGAAGTAAATGCACAAAGTATCGGTCGTGTATTTGGACTAGCTCATGAGTTAATTAATGAAGGCGACACAATTCGAATTAAAGATACTGGATTTACACCGAAACTTTATTTAGAAGCACGGGCAATCGCTGGTGATGAATCATTTACTGATCCTTCACAAGATAAATATGTATTCGGAGATTATCGAGAAATTGTGGATGCTAATGAAGAATTACGTAAGCTCTATAATAAAGTTCTGGCTTCAATAGGTAGTAAACAAGAAATTCTTAATCGGCTAGATGAGTTAGTTAAAGAAACTGTTGTAACAGCAAACAATGCTCAAAAAGAATCTGAAGTCGCGAAGAAACTTGCGGAAAAGGTCCAGGAAAACCTGAAAAATAATACGGTGAATATTATTGAAGCTAAAAATCCACCGACCGATAACCTTATAGTAGGTAAGACATTATGGAGAGATATTAGTAGTGGAAAACCTGGTATTTTAAAAGTGTGGAACGGTAAAGGTTGGGAGCTCCTTATCCCTAATGTGGAGTCAATCAAAAAAGATACAATGGAGCAAGTTAATAAGGATATTCAGGTCACAAAAGAAGAATTAAATAAGAAAGTGGAAGAAGCGCAAAACGAAAACTCAGGACAATTCAAGGAAATTAAAAATAGTCTCCAAGAAGTTTCGCAAACTATTAAAAATGTACAAAACTCTCAAGGTGAAATTAATAAAACTGTTTCTGAAATGAAACAAACTAACGAGGGTTTTACTAAATCTATTGAATCCTTAACAAAAAAAGATGGAGAAATCAATGAAAAATTAAATACAGTGGTAGAGACTGCTGAAGGAACGGAAAAGACAATCTCTGAGGTGCAGAAAACAACAAATGATCTAAAGAAAAACACAACTGAAATTACAGAAAAAGCTGGTCAGATTAGTGAGAAGTTGGAGAGCGTAGAAAAGAAAGTTAATAACGATAAAGCTGGAGGACGTAATCTTTTATTAAATTCAAATGCTAAATATGAAAAAGCAGATTATTTAATTAACCAATATTCTCTAACTGAAAATTTCTCTACAGGTGAGGAATATACTTTTGTAATTAAAGGGAGTGTACCTGCAGGTCAAAAGTTTGGTATTTGGATGAATGGCGGGTCTAACAATGTTGGATATGCAACAAGTGTTTATGCAAATGGAATTACCTATGTAACTTTTAAAGCTGTAGCATCAACGAGTGGAAATGAAAGAAAGTTGAGTCTGTATAACTTTCCAAGTAACACTACAAAAGCCATTGTAGAATGGGTTGCTTTATATAAAGGTAATAGGCCACAGGATTGGACACCAGCTCCAGAAAATCAAGTAACGAGTAAGGAATTCACTAAGAAAACAACCGAGATTGAAAAAAGTGTGGATGGTATTAAAGAAAGTATAAAAACGGTAGAAAAAACACAAACCTCTTTTAATGAACGTGTTAACACTGTAGAAAAGAATGCAGAAGGAACAACTGTAAGTGTTAAGAAATTACAGGAAACACAAACTGAGCAAGGGAAAACATTAACTCAGGCGGCTACAACGATACAGCAACACTCTGAAGCATTGAAATTAACAATGAAAAAGAAAGATGTTGAGGATTATGTAGGCGGTTTAGGTACTGTCAACGAGTTGCGTGATGCTGATTTTAAGTTAGGGCAGAAATATTGGTTTTGGAATAGTGGTAATGGGGCTACTGGTGGTGTTGATACGAATTTAAAATATAAAGGTATGAATACATTTGCAATTACCGTTACTGGCCAGACTCAAGATCGTTGGTGGGGACTTACAAGTCAATTCATCGAGTGTCAGGTCAACGAAGACTTTGTTGCATCAGGTTATTTCAATACTGATGGGAAAACACCTATTGATAGTGGTGGTGCATTTATTGAAATTGAATGGTGGACTGCTGACAAAAAAACTCGAATTAAAACAGCTAGGACAACTATCAAGGTTGTAAATCATACATGGATTCGTGCTGTATGTACAGATAAAGCACCAGCTAATGCAGCGTTTGTGAGATGGCGTTATTACGTTACAAGAAATGGGCGTTTATGGTGTGCTGCACCTATGTTGCAACGTGGCACTATAGCTACAGAATTTTGGTTGCATCCGAAAGATCAAACGGATGCTGACAAAATGCTAGAAGATATAGCTAATAGAGTAGCTACTGAAGATTACAATAAAAAAGTAACGGACATTGAGAGGGAAATAAAAGCTACAGCGGATGGCGTCGAGATAACATCGAAGAAACAAGAAAAGTTTATTAATGAGACTTACGCCGCTTATGTAAAAGAAACAGGTTCTAAACTTAAGGTTCTTGATGAAGGAATCCTTGCAGAAGTTAAAAAAGGGAATATCATCGCAGCTATTAACTTTTCATCGGAAAAATTAGAAATTGATGTTTCAAAGGTAGCCATTAATGCCGATACAATGGTGAAATGGTTAACGGCAAAAGGTATTGATACGAATATTATCAAAATTAATGGTGATAAGATTACCATTGATAAAAATGGTGTATCAATTAAAATGTTAGACTTCCTTTTTGAAGATGAATGGGGAACGAAAACAACTGTTATGCCAAAACGAAATTTAATAGCCGATCATGATTTTTCTAGTGTTCCAAAATTGAACATAGGTAACCCAAATTATCAGGGGTTTGGTGCTGGATATGGTCTACCTTGGAAAGTACAAGGAAACGGTGTAGTGATAGAAAATAACACTTTTATATTTAACTATGAACAAATGGTAAATGCAGTCCGTGTCGACACGTATAATTATCCAGAAACAAAGGTTCAAAACGGGATTCATCCAGGAAACTCTTATACATTGTCAGCACATTATAGAACCGCACAGATTAACGGTGTGCGTACAACTGCAAAACCACGATTACAGGTATGCTTTGTTACGCCATTGGATGAAGTGAGTTATAAAATTTGGCACGAAATATATAAGGATTTTCCAGAGCCATCTACATTTTATGGTGAAATTAGAAGGTATAATTTCACATTTACCGTTCCTAACAATTACAATCCACAAGAACATATGATTGTAGTTAAAGTTACAGCTGCAAATGCGCAAGTTTCTGCGGGTAGAGCTGTTTGTGTTTCAGGTATAACATTGGTTAGTGGTAACTATGCTTGCATGTATAACTGGGATCGTGCGGCAGCAGAAAGGGCCGATGGTCTTCAACCGTTTAATAGAATTGCTATAGGCAGCGTAAATAACAACATAGGTCCAGCTGCTCATGGGCAGACCTTTGATATAAGTACAGAAAAAGATGTATTCATAAATCAACCTATTCTAACGCAGGGAATAAATTTAGGGCGTAATAAAATGGGCCAAGCTGGGTCCATTCGTTTCTTTGATGGCGGTCAAGGCTATGGGTTTTATTTTATGGGAATGGGAGGACAATGGTACAAGCTACCTAACGTTTAGGAGGAAAATATATGGATGATTACAAGGATTTACAAGGTTATCCCTTACAAGCGGGGCAAGGTGCTCCGTTTGCTGGTAGGTTAGTAGATTCAGAAAGAAACGAAAACGGAGTATTTGTGCGAATCCCTTTTGATATGCTAAACAATGCCGGTTTATATGGTGCGAATAAAGTAGAGGTGTGGGGGGAAACGGATGGAACGATATATTTCCGTATTGCAACAAGATGCGAAATCTGTAAACGCGGAGCTCGTCTGTACGCACTGGATATGGGATTTGCGAAAAAGCACATTTGTATGGAGTGTTATACATCGCTTACCAGTTCTTATCCACCACAAGAACCACTAAAACCAACTAATGAAAATAATACGCAAACAGAGCAAGAGCAGTATTAGCTGGTCTTTTTTTATTTCTGTTTATATTAGTTTTTAAGTATTTAAATTATTAATTATAATATATAATAAATATGATTTTATTATCGTATAATTTAATGTTTCATTTAGGAGGTATATTATGAAAAAGAAATTTATGTTAATGATGCTTCTGTTTGCATTAATGGTAGGGGTACACCCTAATTCAATGACCAAAGCCGAAACTACGAGCGTACAAGGTGAACAATTCGAACAAGGGAAGTATGATTTACAAGCTGAGTTTTCTTTTGGTCAGAATTGGAATAAAAATTCACCTTACGTTGGACCAGAAGCACCTAAAGTGAAATGGGAGTATAAGGTTTTTTACAAAGAAGGTGGTATTCAAACATTCTACAGTCAACCAGCAATTGGAAGTGATGGGACGATTTATATAGGAAATGCAAACCAAAAACTGTATGCATTTAATAAAGATGGTTCAGTTAAATGGGTTAAAGATGGTATAGCGAATATTTACACTTCACCTGTTATAGCGGCAGATGGAACTATTTATGTTGTAGGAGGAAAATTAACAGCTTTAAATCCAGATGGTTCAATAAAATGGCAAACTACAGATAATGGTTATGTTGATACTCCTATTCTAGATAGTGAAGGTACACTTTATGTACGCTATGCTGCTTATGATAAGAGAACAATACACGCATATAATCCAAATGGATCAAAAAAATGGGTATCAAGTGAACTGTTTAAAGGAACGACAACGGGAACTAATTCTATGCTTATATCAAAGGATGGAATTATTTATACTGTATCTTCAAGTGGTGAAAATTATTATCTATATGCTCATGACAAAGACGGTAAAGAATTATGGAATAAAAAGATTAAGGGGAATGGAGGTAATCCTGGTTTTTCTTTAGGTTTAAATAGCGAATTATATATAAATGGTGGGTCTATTATATACGTTTTAGATAAAGATGGAAATATAATGAAACAATGGGAACAGGATGAGATTAGTTCAAAATCTGCTCCTACAATATATTCAAAAGATGGAACCATTTATATAGCTAAAAGTGGTGGTGTATATGCATATAATCCAGACTATACACTGAAATGGAAATATGAAACGGGTACTCAGGTTATTATTAACTCACCGGTAATCGATAAAAATGGTGTGATTTATGTTCATTCATCTCAACAATTATATGCATTAAACCCAGATGGTACACTGAAATGGAAGACCGAATGGTCATCTCCTATTTTCCATGGTGGTACTTCAAATAACTCTATAAGCATTGGTAAAGATGGAGTTTTGTATATTCTAGGGCATGTGCCTAAGGAGAATAAAGAAACGTATTATTCATTAGTAGCTATTGGCGACTCTTATACAGACACTGTATGCACTAAAGATAGTACATACATGGAAGTACTTAAATCGTTGGAAGCAAAGAGTAAAAATGCTAAATTAACAGATGTAGAGAAGAAAGAAGCACGGGATATTTTAAAGAAATTATCGGATGATCTTGATAAAGCAGATAATTAAACTTAATTTGATTAATACAATTTAATAGTTTTTGGGAAAAGAGGGACAAGCGTCTCTCTTTTTTTATTATAAATAAGGAGATGGAAAGATGGATCGTATTGATATATTAATGAAAGCATTTATTGCTACATTTGGTGGCTTTTGTGGGTATTTCTTGGGAGGTTGGGATACAACATTGAAAATCTTAGTAACGATGGCAGTTATTGATTATCTAACTGGCATGATTGCAGCAGGATATAACGGAGAATTAAAAAGTAAAGTTGGTTTCAAAGGCATCGCCAAAAAGGTGGTGCTTTTTCTTTTGGTCGGAGCGGCAGCTCAATTAGATGCAGCGTTAGGAAGTAATAGTGCTATTCGTGAAGCGACAATTTTCTTCTTCATGGGTAATGAATTACTTTCACTTTTAGAAAATGCCGGACGAATGGGTATTCCGCTTCCGCAAGCTTTAACAAATACAGTTGAGATTTTAGGCGGTAAACAAAAACAAGAAGATAAAAAAGGAGATGTTAAGTAATGGGACAAATTATTGATATTTCAAAATGGAATGGTGACATTAACTGGCCTATAGCAAAGCAATACATTGATTTCATCATCGCTCGTGTACAAGATGGTTCAAATTATGTAGATCCATTGTATAAAGGATATGTACAAGCCATGAAGCAACATGGTATTCCTTTTGGTAACTATGCATTCTGTCGTTTCGTTTCTGAAAATGATGCAAGAATAGAAGCTCGTGACTTCTGGAATCGTGGAGACAAGAACGCGACAGTCTGGGTTGCAGATGTTGAAGTAAAAACAATGAATGATATGAGAGCGGGCACACAAGCATTTATTGATGAACTACGCCGATTAGGTGCTCAGAAAGTTGGTTTATACGTTGGTCATCATATGTATGCTCCGTTTGGTATGGCAAATGTAAAATCTGACTTTGTTTGGATTCCTCGTTATGGCGGTAACAAGCCAGCTTATCCATGCGATATTTGGCAATACACAGAGACAGGTAATGTACCAGGTATCGGTAAGTGTGATTTGAACCAATTGATTGGCAGAAAACCGTTATCTTGGTTTACAGGAGAGAAACAAACAGAACAATCTGTTGCTAATGGCGGCTATCAATATGTAAAATCTGGTGGGTTTGGCATTTCACTGGTTCAGGAAGTCGTAAATGCTATGAATGAGCGTGGAACAAAAGGGAAGGTTGTCTCTGATCCATTAACTGGTTTAGCGTACTTACAAACTGAAGTACTACCTAATGGCGAACTTGATATGATTACAGCTTGGATGGATGAAAGAAACTGGTGGTACGAGTACATTAAAAAATAAAACAAAAGAATAGTTTGATGTATAAAAAAAGTCGCCCTTAATTGAAGTGCACCCCAATTGTTAGACACAGTCTAACAATTGGAGGTGCATTTTTTATGGTTAAATTTTCTTCAAAAGAAAAAATCCAAGCGGTGAAACGATATTTAGATGGTACAGAAAGTGGAAAAATAATTGCTAAATCTATAGGAGTTAACCCTAGCGTACTTCGTGAGTGGATTAGACGATATGAGTCTTCAGGTGAAAAGGCCTTTGAAAAGTGCTATACATTCTACCCAGCCCAGTATAAACTAGATGTACTTTATTATATGAATGAACACGGGACATCTATCAGAGAAACAGCGGCACTTTTCAATATACCGTCTTATGAAACACTTCGGAAATGGAAAATAGCTTATGAAACAGGAGGATTGGATGCCCTACAATCAAAGAAAAAGGGGCGTCCAACCATGAAAGATAAAAAAATAAAACCAGTAGATGAAGGATCAATCGAAGCCTTACAAGCGGAAAATGAGCGTTTACGTATGGAAAATGCATATTTAAAAAAGTTGAATGCCTTAGTTCAAAACAAAGAAAAATCACCAAACAAGACAAAGCGCAAGTAATCTACGAGTTAAGGCATGAATTTCCTATCAAGGAGTTACTTCAACTCGCAAACATTCCACGTAGTACGTACTATTACTGGATGAAACATTTTAATCGTCCTGATCCAAATACGGAGGTAAAAGAACTGATTCAAGCTATTTATAATGAACACGATGGGTGTTATGGTTATCGTCGTATTCGTGATGAACTTATGAATCGTGGACACAAAGTAAATCATAAAAAAGTATATCGCCTTATGAAAGAATTAGGGTTAAAATGTCTGGTTCGTATGAAAAAATATCGCTCTTACAAAGGGACAGTTGGGAAAATTGCGCCAAATATTTTAAATCGCAACTTCCAAGCTGAAAAACCAAATGAAAAGTGGGTTACAGATATTACGGAGTTTAAGTTATTTGGGGAGAAGTTATACCTATCACCAATGTTGGATTTATTTAATGGTGAAATTATCACGTATACAATTAGTTCCAGACCGACCTATTCCCTTGTTTCAACGATGTTGGACCAAGCCCTTTATTGTGTAACCGATCCGGATAAACTCCTCATTCACTCTGATCAAGGTTGGCACTATCAAATGAAACAATACCGCCATTCTCTTAAGAATTGTGGCATAACTCAAAGTATGTCTCGCAAAGGAAACTGTTATGACAATGCCGTTATTGAAAATTTCTTCGGTATTATGAAATCGGAATTTCTGTATCGAAAAGAATTTGAAAGTATAACACATTTCAAACAAGAATTAGCAAAGTATATAGAATACTATAATCATAAAAGAATTAAGGCAAAATTAAAGGGTATGAGCCCAGTACAATACCGGGCTCATACCCTAGAGGCTGCCTAATGAAACGACCTGTCTAACTTTCGGGGGTCACTTCATAATTGGACGGCTTTTTTATACAAGTTTACTTTTGCTATATCTTACTAGATTATAACGACTATGTCATAGTTATTGTATTTGGTTTCTATTATAAATTGGTATTAAATAATTTAATTGAAGTGCACTGCATTTCTACCCATTCATTTGCTATATCTTGCTCGATTCCTTCTATATCAATTAGTACTATACTATCATAGACATTTAGTGTTGCTAAGTTATCCTCACTGTTATAATCTAGCTTAGCGATGATTTTAAAGCCTTCATCATTCTGAATTATTGCATTTGCATTTTCATCTGAAAAGGCTATATTTGTATTCCATATAAATTTATCATCTATATCTATTTCGACATTATAGTTTTCATTTTTTTCTGATTTATCGCCATCCCACTCAGCGATAAATTGACTGCTATCAACTTGAACTAATACTTTATATCCATCTAATAACTTTTCTGATATATCTACTATTTTTATATTCATTGCTTATTACTCCTGTATTATTTTTTATAGGGTACTCTAACTATGTAACAGCAAATAAAGCCTATGTGTATGTGAGGTAAAGTGAAAAAAGGCTCTCAGTTAAGAGAACCTTTTTATCTATCTTCAACGCCATTCTATATCATTTGAATCAAAGTAGCAGCAGGTACCCTAATTCCTTCTAATTAATTATTTTTCGATACAAGCCAATTGTTTTCATAATTTAGATTTTCGTTATTCCCCACATACTGAATTCATAATGATATTCCGTTCTTTCGATACATACGCCGAATTCTAAATCATCACCAACTAATACAAAATCCGCATACCCAGTTAGAAATCTTGATATGGTTGATAACTCTTCTAGATTATCAAATACTTCAGCAATGTTTAGCTTAACTGCTTCAATTTTACCACCCTTAGAGAAAAAGAGTCTCCCTTGATTAACTGGAAATTTAATATTTTTAGCTGTTTCTTTTAACAGCGCTATTGATAGTCTTCCGTTTTCTTCATAATCAGTGCTACCAAAATTTTTTATGTTTGAATTTTGTTCTAGCGTATTAAATAATTCTTTACAAAATAAATCATTAGATTCTGCATCCATAAATGAGTCCATAGAAATCGTAACAATATTAGAAAGTTCGTCTATTAGTTCTTTTCTACTAGCGTTTCTTTTTGCTTTCATTTTTAGAATTTCGATTCGGCTTTTATTCATATTACTCAAAATCTTTCACACCTTTAGTTTCTTATTTTTTTCCTTTTTTCTTGTATCCTTCAAAATCTTCCGGATAATGTCCAGGGTGTTGGTTATATCTTCCTTTTTCCAGTGGACTTCCTTTTTCATCATCTGCAGTATGGAAATGGGAACCCCTTCCCATTTTATCTTCTCTATGCTCAATTATATATACTTTTTCATTCTTAATATTAGAATATTCTTCTACCCACCTATGTTCACTAGTTCCATCAAAGATTTGAGTAGGTTTTTGGCGTGGAGTAGAGTTTGGGATTCCAGCGTTACGTCTAGCTTTACGATATGCGCCATTACTAGTTAATAATTTGTCCTGTCTCTCAAGATGAGCTTTATAATTTTCAGTAGCTCTAGCAGTTTTAGCGGCTTTAGTAGCTTGAGCTGCATCTGCAGTCATTTTTACACCTTTTCCAACTTTAGCGAGTTTTCCGAATGGTGTAATACCAGCTACGGCCATTCCGCCTGCAAAAATTCTATCCCAGGTTGACAGTTTTTCTCCAGTAGAAGGGTCAACTCCATCCCAAACTCTTTTAATATCATACTCACCAGTTAATTCACCAGCAATATCTCGAGCTAGTTTGCCGCTATCAAATCCTTTTTCTTCAGAAGAAGGTTTACCACACATTGCGCCTTCTTCCAATGTAACATCTTGATCATCCGCATTACGGAATTTTTCAGCAATTCGTTTTAAATCTTCTTCCACTTGTATAATTGAATTGATAGATGTAAAAGCTCTTGGTCTCGCATCATTGAACATTTGAATGAACTGTTGATTAGAGGCACCAATCCATTGAAAACACAATTGATCTATTTCATTACATAAATTATTATGTATAGATTCTAATGCGATTCGGGTATTACTTGCACGATTCGCAACTTCTTCTAGCATTTCAGGTGTTACTTTGATTTGAACCAT